TATGGAGTCGCTATATGCGCAGGAGGAGAAAGAATGAACTTTGACAAAATCAAAGGCGTAATTGGTGGCTTAGCTCCTACGCTTGGTGCAGCTTTGGGTGGCCCTGTAGGCGGCGCGGCGGCAACTATGTTAGCGGATGTTTTGGGTTGTGATCCCGCACCGCAGAAGATTGAGAGAGCGCTACAGCAGGCGACTCCTGAGCAGATTGCAGAGATTAAGAAGGCCGAGCTTAAGTTTGAAGCCAAGATGAAAGAGTTAGATGTAGACATCTTTGCGTTAGAAACAGCTGATAAACAAGACGCTCGTAAGAACTTTTCTAAAGATTGGACGGCTAAGCTAATAGCCTTGACTATGGTAAGTTTTTTCTGTGGGTACATTGGCATGATTACTGTTATGCCTCCAGAGCAAAACTCCATGGAATTAATAAATCTTGTGCTTGGTTACTTAGGTGGCTTAGTATCCGCAGTAATATCATTCTACTTTGGAGCGTCTCATCGACAAGAATAAGCGCGATCAAGGTGGGGAATCTGAGTTGGGGGGCTTAGGTTTGGATTACTTGCTTGACATGATCAAACAGCATGAAGGACTTCGGCTGAAGCCTTATAAGTGCACGGCGGATAAGTTAACCATTGGTTACGGCCGCAATTTAGAGGACCGGGGCATCACACAAAAAGAAGCTGATGTCCTCCTTATCAACGATATCTACTTGTGCTACGAAGAGTTAGAATGCTTTGGCTGGTTCCCAGACTTAGACCATGTCCGGCAGATGGCTATAGTAGACCTGTGTTTCAACATGGGGTTACCTACGCTATTAACTTTCAGAAATGCGCTTGGTGCAATGGCCGAAGGTCTGTACGAGAAAGCGGCTGAAGAGTTTTTAGACAGCAAGTGGGCTGGCCAAGTTGGAGAGAACAGGTCCGGCAAAATAGCGGCTATGATCCGCACAGGTGAACTCCAGTAACATAGCTTTCTAACAGTGGCCAAAGAGATAATATCTCGCGCCGAAGCCAAAGCTATAGGATACAAAAGATACTTTACTGGAAAACCCTGTAAGCACGGGCACGTAAGCGAGAGATACACTAACTCCAAGCATTGCATAGAATGCCTAAAACAGCGTAACAGTACGCCAGAGTCTATCGCGTATTACAAAGAGTATTACCACCGTCGGGCAAAACAAGAAACCGAAGAAACGAAAGCCTACCGCGCTGCAATCCATCGTCACAAGTACCGCACTAAATGGCGTTTTAACGCTCGCCACAACGCAAGACTTCGCAAACAACGTATTAAACGCGCAACTATACGGTGCCCGATCGACCAACTAAAAGTGCAGCAGCTTTACCTAGACGCTAAGCTTATGCGGCTTACAGGCAAGAACTACAACGTCGACCACATTATTCCCATCGTTCACGACAGAGTTTGCGGACTACATTGTTCTGCAAACCTACGTATCGTTCCTTACGAAGTGAATGCCAGCAAAGGAAACTCGTTCGACCTAGACGAGTACAACAAACGGTTAAACAGCTGATAAATATGGTATTCTCGCGAGTCAGAGAATCAAAAGGACAGGTACTATGGTAGGCGTAGTTATCCGTGCGTTTGGTGGCATTTCGCCCAAGACTCCACCCAGAAGACTTAGCGAGACTCAGGCACAGACAGCAGATAAATGCGCTGTCTTCAACGGTGCGCTACGCCCTGCTAAAGATGTCTCTGGCACGACAGTTTCTAGTAAATCGTTATCGACACAAACCATCTACAAGTTTGGGCAAGATTCTACCAGCGAAACCAGCGGGTGGCTTGCGTGGAGTTCAGACGTTGACGTAGCACGTGGACAGATCAATGGTGACACTGAAGAGTGGACATTCTACACTGGCGACGGCGCACCTAAAGCTATTCGTTCCGGTTACACTGCTAGCCCGATAGCGATGGGTATTGCGGCACCTACCGCAGGGCTTACGGCTGTGGCGGACTCTGCTACGTTGCCTGCGGATACTGATTCGCTTACTGAAGAAACGCGACTATATACCTATACCTTTGTTTATAAGATAGGTGGTAGAGACATTGAGTCAGCACCAGCACCGGGTTCTAACCTAGTAGATATTTACCCCGGTCAGTCTGCTAACTTATACGGGTTTCAAACGCCTTCGCTTGCTACCCATTACCGGATCTACCGTTCCACCGCAGGTGTATACCTTTTCGTCGCAGAAATATCGTTAGCGACGGGTACGGCGGCTACATCTACAGATCCTTACGAGGATGATGTAGACCCAGAATTGCTAGCAGAAGAATTACCTTCCTTGTATTGGGCTGAGCCTCCTACAAACCTAGCGGGCCTGATCAATATGCCTAACGGCGTTATGGCGGGTTTTGTTGGTAGAGACGTATACTTTTGTGAGCCGTATGTTCCTCACGCATGGCCGGAGAAATACCGACAGGCGCTAGACTATCCAGTAGTTGGGCTGGGCCGTATGGATACTACGTTGGCGGTGCTGACTAAAGGTACGCCGTACTTCATTCAAGGATCGCACCCTGATTCTGTAGTCGTCGTAAAGTCTGATCTTGAGCAAGCTTGCTCGTCTAAGCGAAGCATCGTTAGCTTCAACAACTCTGTTTTTTATTGTAGTCCTGATGGCTTAATTGCACTGACGCCTAGTGGCTCACGCAATATTACTGATTCCATGTTTACCAAAGAGCAGTGGCAGGATTTAGTAGATCCTACATCTGTTACAGCTGACCACTACGAGTCACGCTACGTGGGCTTTTACAACAACGGCACCGACTCGGGGTCTTTCATATTCGACACGATATCGAACTCGTTTGTCTTAAGCACTAGCACGTCTAACCCCACAGCTACGTTTCAGTCTTTGCGTAACGACAAATTATATGTAGTAGTAGCGGGTAACATTAAAGAGTGGGATGCAGGCAGCAACCTGACTTATACGTGGCGGTCTAAGATATTTCCTATGACTAAGCCGCTTAGCATGTCTTGTGCACAAGTTGAGGCAGAGGCTTATCCCGTAACAGCTAAAATCTATGCGGACGGTACGCTGCTACACACGCAGACCGTTGCTAACCGCAACCCGTTCCGTCTCCCTGTAAAAGTAGCCAGAGATTGGGAAGTTGAGCTTAGTGGCACTAATGAAGTGTTTACTTTTGCCATGGCTCAATCGATGGAGGAATTGACGAGTGCCTAGACCAGCTGATGCCCTACCTACTATTACTTCTGACATACCTAGAGATCTCAGGACGTATCTTGACCGCTTGCGCGGGCTTCTTAATCAGAGAGGCGGGGTTATTACTGATAGTGACCTTCGTTCTTATGGGCTTATCGATAGCAGCGGCGTACGAATCTCAGACGGAGGCGGAAACAACGATCCTGTTGAGTATGGTCCACCCGCAGTAGTTGCAAACTTAGACGCTGACGGCGCGTTCCGCAACGTCATTGTTACGTGGGACCAGCCAGACTACTTCGGGCATGCGTTTACTGAGGTTTGGGGTTCTCCGATCTACGACACTACGTTGGTGTCCACTGATCCCGGTTATGTAAACCCCACGACCTACGCTACTTTTGATTCCACTACGGCGACACTGGTTGCTATCTCTGCTGGCTCCGTAATAAACGATGCACTGGGCAGCGGCAAGGGGCGTTACTACTGGGCGCGCAACGTAAACTTTTCTGGCAGGCAAGGTGCTTTTAACTCTACTACAGGTGTCAATGGTGAAACCTCAGTTGACGTAGAGTTTTTGCTTTCTACATTGACTGACTCTATTACTTCTGGGCAACTAGCTTCTTCACTTGCTGGACCTATCGGTAACTTGCCAGCGGACACTGAAGCGCAGGTTGAAAGCCTACAAAACCAGATTAACTCTCTGAATTCCGTAGAAGCTTGGTCTTCTTCGGAAACATATAACGCGGAAGATCTGGTTACCTATAGCGGCAACTTGTACCGATCTACACAGGGTAGTAACACAAACAACCAACCTTCCGGCAACACAACTGACACTACCTACTGGGACTTTGTTGGCGCGTACACGAGTCTGTCTGCGGCGGTAGCTGGCAACACTTCTGACATTACTCAGATTAACTTTATTGACGCTACGTCAACGTCAGCTATTGCGTCACAGTTTTCGTCGCTTAAAGCAGATGTAGAAGACGAGAATTCAGGTTTATCAGCCGCCAACGCTGCAATCACTCAGCTAAATACTGTTAGCGCGGATTCCACATCTGCCCTTGCATCAGCCTTCCACACGCTACGAGCGAATGTAAACGACACAGATACAGGGCTTTCAGCGGCACACGCTGACATTACGCAAATTAACACAATCAGCGCAACGTCTACGTCAGCTATCGCTGTTGCTACTAATACCCTAAACTCGACTGTCGGCGAGCATTCAACAACTATTGAAGAGCAGTCTTCTTCGATTGATGGCCTTGAAGCGCAGTACACGATCAAGATCGACAACGCGGGCCACGTATCTGGCTATGGCCTCGCAAGTAGCGCAGTTGACGGCACACCTACGTCTGAGTTTGGCGTACGCGCAAACCAGTTTTGGGTAGCACCGCCCGCCACTTTGTCCGCTACCGCACCTACAACTAATCTCTATGCGGGGCGCGTGTGGGTAGATACAAGCAGTGAAGACCCGGACACTTATGTAACCAAGTACTACACTGGTAGTGACTGGAGTACTGCGCCGCAGAGCTTGCCGTTTGTAGTGCAGGCTACGTCAACAACGATCGGCAATGTTGAAGTGCCCGCTGGTGTTTATATGGATGCTGCGTTTATTAGCAACGCATCGATTACGAACGCCAAGATTGGGGATTTAGCGGTCGACACAGCTAAGATTGCAAACGGTGCAATTACGACTGCTAAGATAGGCGATGCTGAAATTACCACCGCAAAGATCGATGACGCAGCCATTACTAATGTAAAGATTGGCGATGTTATCCAGTCAGATGCCCAAACTGACGGTGGCTACCTTAAGTGGTACATCAACAAAGACGGCACAGCTGTATTTAGAAATATTGAGATACGTGACAGTGATAATAGTGTCCTGCTTGCGTCTGGTGGCAACTTAAATATAGGAAGAGTCAGTGGTTTACAGACTCAGCTTGATGATAAAGTCGAGTGGCACTTTGTAACGACCGACCCTTCTTCTGCATGGGATACAGACACCAAAAAAGAACAGCACGTAGGTGATCTTTGGTACCACCCCACAAATAAAGTACTGAAAGTATGGGTTGAGGGCGATGACCCATCTACTGAAAACACAGAAGAAGAATATCATTGGCGAACAGTAGAAGATCAAGCTGCTATCGATGCCGCAGCAGCAGCTTCTAACGCTCAAGATACCGCCGACGGTAAGCGACGCGTATTTGTTTCACAACCTTCTGTCCCCTACGACATAGGTGATTTATGGGATAGAGGGTCCACGACAGGGCTTTACCGCGCGACTGTTAATAAGACTTCCGCGCAAGAATTTGACGAAGATGATTGGCAAAAGATTGCGGACACCACGGCGAACAACACCGCTGCTGGCTTCACAGGACAAGGGCTGCTAGCCACTTTAGATGAGATTTCTGCTGACGAATTAGAAGACGCTTTGCAGGGTGTGATAGATGGCAAAGTTGAACAGCACTACGGTACATCTGATCCGTCAACCGCATGGGATACCGACGCACTAAAAGAACTGCACGAAGGCGACTTGTGGTATCACACTACTAACAAAATATTGTATGTGTGGGTCGATGAAGACGATCCCGATACTACTGAGACAGAAACTCACCACTGGCAAGTGGTTGAAAGCCAAGTTGCTATCGACGCAGCCGCCGCTGCTTCTACCGCGCAAGATACAGCCGACGGCAAACGCAGGGTCTTTGTTGCTGATCCGACAACTCCTTATGACGTAGGTGACTTGTGGGACCGTGGAGCCGCCACCGGGTTGTATCGATGCAAGACCGCAAGGACATCAACAGAAGAATTTTCTTCCGGCGACTGGCAAGTTGTCGCTGATAAGACATCAGAAAACACAGCCGCTGATTTTACGGGTAGAGGCACACTCGCTACGTTAAACGAGGTTTCAGAGGATGAGCTTGCAACGGCCCTCTTAGGTCTCATCGACGGCAAAATTGAACAGTACTACCAAGACTCTGATGACGACCCTCAAGACGATTGGACCAGTGCAGCGATAAAACGCAAACACTTAGGTGATCTGTGGTATCAAACAGACGAAAACAAACTCTACGTCTATACAGAACCTGAAACAGGCTCGTTTACGTGGGCTTATGTTGAAGACGCTGCGACTACAGCAGCTGCCAATGCTGCTTCCACTGCTCAAGATACAGCTGATGGTAAACGTCGTGTATTTGTTGCAGAGCCTACAACGCCGTATGATGCGGGCGATTTGTGGGACAAAGGTAACGGTGCTAACCAAGGCTTGTGGCGCTGTATAAATACCCGAGCAACTGGCGATTATGTGGCCACTGACTGGCGCGTAGCAGCTGACACTACTGCTAACAACACAGCCGCAGGATTTACAGGCCAAGGTTCTTTGGCAACTCTTAATGACGTATCTTTTTCAAACTTAGATACCTCTTTGCAAGGGTTGCTAGATGGTAAAATCGAGCAGTTCTACCAAGACTCTGATGACGACCCTCAAGATGATTGGTCTAGTAATCCCATCAAGCGTGACCACATTGGTGATCTATGGTATCAGCCAGACGAAAACAAACTTTATGTCTATCAAGAAGTTGCTCCGGGGAATAGTTTTGAGTGGAAGTTAGTCCAAGACCAAAAAGCTATCGATGCAGCGCAAGCGGCTTCTGACGCACAAGATACAGCCGATGGTAAGCGACGAGTCTTCGTTAATACGCCCGTACCGCCTTACGACGTAGGTGATCTGTGGGACAAAGGTAACGGTGCAAGCGAAGGGCTATGGCGCTGCGTAACAGCTAAGGATGAAGACGGAGAATATGCTGCTGCCGACTGGCAAGTGGCTGCGGACACGACCGCAAACAACACAGCCGCAGGATTTACAGGCCAAGGTGCCTTAGCCACCCTCAACAGCGTGGGTTACTCTAATCTGGGTACCACTCTGCAAGGAATTATCGACAACAAGATTGAGCAGCACTACAGCACCACTGATCCTTCTAGTGGATGGGATGAGGATGAATACTCAGAACACGTAGGCGACCTTTGGTATCAGCCATCTAACAAAGTATTAAAAGTGTGGGTAGAGGGAGATGACCCCAGTACCTCCGACGTTACTGAAGAGTTCTATTGGCGCAACATCGAAGACCAAACTGCGATTGATGCGGCAGCCGCAGCTTCTAACGCACAAGACACTGCTGATGGCAAACGTCGTGTATTCGTAGATAGCGGTACTAGCACACCTACTCCACCTTACGACGTAGGTGATTTATGGGATCGAGGGTCCACACTAGGCCTGTGGAGGTGTGTAACAGCGCGTGTAGAAGACCAAAGCTACTCAATAAACCACTGGCAACGAGCCGCTGACACTACTGCTAACAACACAGCCGCTGGAATTGCAGGCCAAGGTGATTTAGCGACGCTTAACGAAGTGTCTTATGACGAGCTTGACACAAACCTTGCCGGGCTGATTGATGGTAAGGTTGAACAGCACTATAGCAGCTCTGATCCATCTAGCGCGTGGACTACAAACGCCATCAAACGTGATCATTTGGGGGATCTTTGGTATGACACTGACGACAAAGCTCTGTATGTATATAGAGAAGTGTACCCCGGCAATAATTTTGTTTGGTCAGAAGTACAAAACCAAGATGCTTTAGATGCAGCAGAAGCAGCTTCGACCGCACAAGATACAGCCGACGGCAAGCGTAGAGTCTTCGTCGACACACCCTCCCCACCTTACGACGTAGGTGACTTGTGGGACAAAGGCAACGGAGAAAATGAAGGTCTGTGGCGGTGCATAACAGCTAAAGACGAAAACGGGAGCTACGCTGCCGCAGACTGGCAAGTAGCCGCAGACACCACCGCAAACAACACCGCAGCGGATTTTACTGGTAGAGGTGCACTGGCGACGCTTAGCACTGTTTCTTACAACGTGCTTGACACAAACCTTGCTGGCCTTATTGATGGCAAAGTTGAACAGCACTACGGAACTAGCGACCCATCTACTGCATGGACAACTGCCGCCTTAAAAGCAGAACACGTCGGAGATCTGTGGTACCACCCTACAAATAAAGTACTGAAAGTATGGGTTGATGGTGATGACCCTGATACGTCCGATACAGAGACATACTACTGGCAGACTATAGAAGACCAAGCAGCGATTGACGCTGCCGACGCTGCTTCTGACGCACAAGATACAGCTGATGGCAAACGCCGTGTATTTGTAAACAGTGGCACGGGCGGGGATGTCCCTGCTCGCCCTTATGATGTGGGTGACTTGTGGGATCGCGGCGCAGCACTAGGGTTGTGGAGATGTATAACTGCACGGACGAGCAGCCAAAGCTACTCAGTAAACCACTGGCAAGTTGTCGCTGATACAACAGCTGAAAATGTCGAGACGTTAGGGCTACTTACGGAAGTTTCGTTTGATAACTTAGATGACGCTTTGCAGGGTCGAATCGATGGCAAGATCGAACAGTTTTTTCAATCATCTGACCCTTCTTCGGGGTGGAACGCTACTCAAAAAGCAGAGCATTTAGGTGACTTGTGGTACCACCCTACGAATAAAGTGTTAAAAGTGTGGGTGTCAGGTGACGACCCAGATACATCCGCCACAGAGTCGTACTACTGGCAAGAAGTGGAAAGCCAAGCAACGATTGACGCTGCGGCAGCGGCTTCTGACGCACAAGATACAGCCGATGGTAAGCGTACAGTATTTGTAGACCAGCCCACGGTGCCTTACGACATTGGCGACTTGTGGGATCGTGGTTCAGAATTAGGTCTATATCGAGCGACAGCAGCAAAAACCGCTAATCAAAGCTTCGACGCTGCTGACTGGGATGACATCGTAGCTGCGACAATCGTTGACCAAGGTGGTTTTGCTACCGAAGACCAGATTACTAATGACAACGTCTCTACGTTTATTGCAAACGCAGCGATTACCGACGCACAGATCAACGACCTGAGTGCAGATACAATCACTGCGGGTACTCTTGATGCAACTGACGTTGACATTATTAACCTGACTGTGTCGAACCTATCTGGTGACGTAACAGAGATCGATACGTTTACCGCGACTAACGTGCCGTTCCAAGTGCAAGCGACCTTCACGCGCGACATGGTTACTATTCCTGAACAAACAAACGCATACCGCCCGTTTGTGACAATTAACGCTACCGCACAGTTACAGGACAACATTACTGTGTGGGGCGAACTTCAGATGCGGGAGAACAACACGACAGCTAAAACCTCGATAGGTACCGCGTCAAGTTCTTCGGCAGCCCTTTACGAAGAGTATTTTTATTTTGATGCGTCTCTGACATTTCCTAGCACAGCGTCTATTGCGGTGGGCGACTTAATCGGACTTTCTACTCTAACCAACCCAGTTTACAAAGTAGTTTCTATATATACGTATACTGGCGCTATCGTTGCGTATGTGAGGACAACTACTAACGGGATTGTTACCACCGCTCCAACTACGGGCGCGTATTCTAAATTTCCGCAAACAGCAACATGGGTAACCGTGTCAAAGTCGTATGTAGTGGAACGATCAGGGCCAAGCTGGAAACCCATGTTTTTCCAAGGCGCTTTGGCTGATGCAACTAACAACGAGGTAGATGTTAGAGTTGTGTTTTATCGCAGTGGTACTACCTCGAATAGCTCTGCTACACCCCCCACTTTTACTAGCGGCAGCAAAAAATTTGGCATCATTAACATCCAAGGCGTAGTAATGCAGGCGAGATAATATGTTTGTCAAAGTAGCTGATAACGAAATTGTAGTAGGGCCGCAGTCTCGAAAAGGTGGCGGCGAAGGCTGGTACTGGTACGAAGGTGTTCATCCACATGACGCGGCGTACAACGAAAAAATTACTATATCTGTAGACGGCGACGTTGCTACAGGCACGTTTGTAGTTGACCCTGACCTAGAAAACCCTGCCGACGAATTTGAGCGTGGCGAGCGTAATCGGCTACTGGCGGCTTGTGATTGGACACAAATGCCAGACTCACCGCTCAGTGATGCGGACAAAACAGCATGGGCAACCTACAGAACAGCGCTCAGAGACGTGCCAAGTCAGTCAGGTTTTCCGGGGAATATTGTTTGGCCAACACCACCTGATGAGGCATAATCCATAAATGGATACGCTGTCAACTAAAAGTGCAGAATTAGTCCTCGACGACAAAGAGGCGATTGGCGCATGGGTGGCAGAGCAAGTAGGACATGGGGCTAGCTGGGGGGATTATTACGCGTTAGGCGTACGTAAAGGTGACGAGATCACAGCGGGTGTAGTCATCAACAACTATAACGGCGCTAACGCGACTAGCCACATAGCCATAACAGAGTTTAGCAAGAAGAATGTTGAGCTATTCAGACACACCGCACACTACGCGTTCCGACACTGCGGTCTCAAGCGGCTCACAGGTATGGTGCCAACCAACGAACCGCGCACGATAGAGTTCGATAAGAAGTTGGGCTTTGAAGAAGAATTTGTATTGAAAGACGGCGCTCCGGGTGCCGATATGATGGTTTTAGTTTTGTGGCCAGAAAAATGCCGTTGGTTGCAGGAGGATTAAGACATGGGCGGTAAGAGTAACCCACCACCAGATTATTCGGGAATGGAGCAAGTCGCGCGAGAGCAACTAAACTTTGCCCGCCAACAATACGCTGATTTAGCGCCTATCGCACAAGGGATCGGCCAAGCGCAGATTGCTGCTCAGACACAGCAGATGGAGCAAGCTCAAGACTACTACAACTACATGCAGGAAACATTCCGGCCAGTAGAACAGTCACTCGTAGCCCAAGCACAGAACTTTAACACCGATGCCTACCGCCAACAGAAAGCGGCAGAGGCTAGCGCGGCGGCATCAAGAGCATTTGCTACAGCTAGAGAATCCAATGCTAGATCTTTAGCAGCTAGAGGTGTCAACCCTAACTCTGGTGCGGCTCGCGGCATGGGCACAGCAACACAGTTACAAGAAGGTCTGGCACGTGCAGGCGGCATGACTTCAGCAAGACAACAAGCAGAGCAGATGGGCTACGCGCGCATGATTGACGCAGCGGGCCTTGGCCGTGGTTTGGCTGGTGCTTCTGCTGCTGCTTACGCTGGCGCTACAGGCGCTGGATCTGCTGGCCTCAACTCATACATGGCCCCCGGTACGCAGTATCAGCAAGGTCTTGCAGGCGCAGGTCAGACGTTTGGAAATATGGCGAACATGCAGAACCAAGCGTTTATGGCTGGTCAAGCTAACCAAGCTGGCATGTTCGGTGCCCTTGTCGGTGCTGGCGCAACCTACGCTACCTTTGGGTCGGATAGACGCCTCAAAGACAACATCCGCTTCTGCACAGTTGATCCTGCTACAGAACTTAATCTGTACGAGTTTAACTACATCAACGATCCAGACCGTACCTTTATTGGCGTCATGGCTGACGAAGTTATGGAGCGGTTCCCACACGCAGTTATTGAACAAGAAGACGGCTACTACGCGGTTGATTACGGCGAGCTTGGCCTTGAAATGGTGGAGGTTAGCCAATGAGTTTTGCAGCAGGATTTCAAGCTGGATCAGGCGCAGTAGAACGTGGCTTACGGCTACGCGCGATGCGGGAAGAAAAAGAAAAAGAAGAAGCGTATCAGGCAGCTGCCGCTGGTTTGTCACAGCAGTACCAAGCTGGTCAGCAGCAGGTAGCCCAGTATGGGGCAGATCAACAGGCAAATTTAGATGCTGGTATGGCGTTGGCTAGTCCAGTACCACCAAGCGGAAACAGTGCGGGTGCGCTTTTAGCAAACGCAGTCCCCGGCGCTATGGGTGCACAAGGTGCACAGATGTCGCCCGTTGCTCCACAGGCTGGTGGCCTAAGCGGAGCTGGTGCAATGCCTCAAGCGGCTATGATGACGCCGCCTCAGACTATGAGCTATACAGACTATCAGCGCGGGTTAGCAGACATAGCCATGAAATATGGTGATACAAACACTGCTCTTAGTTTGATGAGTGGCGCAGAAGCCGCAGACCGTGCTGAGCGTCTTGAAGCACTACGTAGATCGGAATATGCGCAAGACTACGCACTGCGTGTAAATCAAGATGCACGGGCACAGTCTGAAGAAGATCGCGCAGCTGCCGAAGCGGCTCGCCAAGGCAGACTTAGAGAAGGCCAAGGCAAAGTCAATGAGCTGATAAATCAAGGCGTAACTGATGTTGACCAGTTCGATGCGCTTTTGACTAAATATGGACCCGATGGACTAGATATTGGATTTGTTGCTGGCGCTTTAGAATCTAGGCGAGGGATAACTAAGGGCGCTATTGAAGAAACTATGCTAGGTATCCAGAGTGATCTACGCGGCATAACTAGCACAGAAGCGTTGCTTACTTACTACAACGACTCTGAAACACTTTCTCCCGGCTATAGCCTCAAGCTGGAAAGGAATGACGACGGGGTGTTGCAACTAAAACACTTTAATCAAAAGAACGAGCTTATAGAAAAAGACACTATAAACTTTAACTCAGAACGTGAAGCAGATTTTTATTTGCGCCAACGCGCTGTAGATCCAACTACAGCTATGAAGTCGTTAGTTGACCGCGATAACGCACGTAGGACAGCCGCTGCGGAGCGCGCGCTTGAAGAGTCTAAGCTTGCCACAGAAAGGTATGGCGATGACATGGGCTACAAAAAAGAGCAGATGAAAGCTGTAGCATCGGCTTTAGAAAAGCTTAGAGATGACCAAACTTTCTTTATGCTAGACCCTGCTGACAGGGACGCTAGGATAAAAAGAGTTTATACCGACCTTGGTTTAGAGCCACCATCAAGCCTCGGTGTACCTGATTTAGAAGACGATGCGCCCGTCCCCGACGAAGGCCCCGGTTTGGCTGCGATAGCAGCGTCGCAAGCAGAGCGCGCGGAAATCGAAAAGCGCGAACGCGCTGTGAAAAACAAGGCTGAGCAGATACTTGCGT